TAGACACAAGTGGTAACTCAGTTAATATTATTGGCGTTACTCGTGTATTTCCAATCTCAGACTCAATCAACCAAAACAATATGTTCGACCTCAGATACCAATTACGTCTGAACGAACTGTATGATTTTACGTCTGCATCCTATATCAATTATACTTTGACAATGCAGCACCTCCGTTCATTGGAACTTCTATTTACGGGTGAAGTTCCAATACGATTCCAACGTCATATGCACCGTTTGTACTGTGACTGGGGATGGGGATCCGCTGTTCAACAAGGTACAGTTGTTATCGCAGAATGTTTTGCTCTCATTAAACCTGAAGATTACATCTCTGTATGGAATGACCGTTGGCTAAAAGAATATGCCACCTCATTAATCAAAAGGAATTGGGGTAGTAACCTTAAAAAGTTTGCAGGAGTTCAATTGCCCGGAGGAGTAATGCTCAATGGGCAGGTAATTTATGATGAAGCCGTCGAAGAAATAAAGGGCTTAGAACAGGAAATGCAAAGCAAATATGAACTTCCAGTGGACTTTTATCTAAACTAATGGCTACCAATCTATATTTTAATAACTTTAATTCAAGCCCAGAACAAAGACTTGTTGAGGACTTGATGATCGAAACCATTAAAATTAATGGTGTCGATTGCTATTACATTCCAAACATAAATGAAGCGGCTAGGGATCTTCTTTATGGTGAAGACCCTCTGAAAAAGTTCACTGCCGCATATCCGCTTGAACTTTACATCACAAACGTGGATGGTTACGAAGGCGAAAGAGAGTTCTTCTCGAAATTTGGTTTAGAAATTCGTAACAACATGTCGGTAATTATATCTAGGAGATCATTTGCTCGTTGGGTTCCACAGACATACCACCGCCCAAGAGAAGGTGATTTAATTTACATACCTTTCTTTGCGCAGACTGGTGAAATGTATGAGATTAAATATGTAAACTTCTCAGAAGCATTCTATGTTTTGGGTAACAAGTATCCATATTTCTATAAACTTGAGCTAGAGAAATTCAAATACTCACAAGAAACTATCGATGTTGGCATTCCAATTATCGATGAATTGGTGTATCAAGATGCATACTCAATAGAATTGACAGTAAACAAAGCAACAGGAAATGGAAACTTTATACGTGGTGAATCTATACACAACACATCAAATACAGTGTATGGAACTGTGACGGACTGGAATGCAAACACAGGTATTATAAAAGTAACTGATCTGTATGGAACCTTTGCTAACAGTATGCTTCTACGTGGAAATACAAGTAATGCATCTTATACAACAACAGCAGCACCAGATGAATTAAAAGATAATGAAATACGAGAAATGTATGATAACAAAGTAATTCAAAACGAGGCTGATATAATCATCAATACCTCTGAAACAAATCCTTTTGGTAGAATATCATGACCGCAAATTACAGTTATCATAGAATAATCCGTAAACTAATTGTAGCGTTCGGTGATATGTTTAATGGTATCAAAATTGGGCGTTATGATGAAAATGGAAATGAGCTTGAAGAGTTTTTGGTACCATTATTATATGGTGGCAAAGAAAAATATGTTTCAAGACTTGAAGGCGATCCAGAACTAGATAAAAAAGTTCAAATCACACTACCAGTCATGTCGTATGAAATGATAGACATGAGTTATGACGCAGGTAGAAAACTGAGTAACTATTTCCAAAATACAAGTGAAAGTGGAAACAACACAAAGCTTTCACTATACAATCCAGTACCATTTAATTTCAACTTTTCTTTATACGCATACGTTAGAAATTTTGAAGATGGTGCTCAACTGATGGAAAAAATACTTCCATATTTTACTCCAGGGTATACAGTTAACGTTAATTTAATACCTGAGATGAGTATCGTGAGACAAATGCCGATAGTGCTTAATGATGTAAAACATGAAATAGATTATGAGGGCGGCTATGACACGAATGTTAGAAGAATCATATGGACTTTAGACTTCACGGTCAAAGGTTACCTTTATGGACCTATTAGAGAATCAAAAATCGTAAGAACCTCAATAACGAATATTCTAGATGACAACTCACTGTATGATAAAAATGTCATTATAAAAATGAACACAGGTGGATTTGGAAATTACAAGCAAAATGAGACCGTTTATCAAGGATATTCATTTGAAACTGCTACTGCTACGGGCACTGTGGTTGACTGGGTTGCAAACACACGAAGCTTATTGATCAAAAATCCAAACGGGCATTTCATTACAGGTTCTAATGTTATAGGGATTTTAACGAACTCGACATGGACACCAAACACCTTTAATTTATCTACAGCAAATTTGGTCAACATAACTATTACTCCCAACCCTTCGAATGTTATTCTTCCAAATAACTATACATATACAACCGTAATAACTGAATTTCCAAATACATAAATGTCAAACTTTGAAAAAAATATGGCTGAAATTTTTGATGTGGTACCAGTCGAAAAACCAAATTTACCAGTCGCAAAACAAACACCAAGCACAGAAGGTTTAGAAATAGACCTAGATGCCGACTATCTAGAGTCTAGACAAACATACAAAGAGCTTATTGAAAAAGGCAATCAAGCTATTGACCATCTCCTCGCAATCGCATCAGAGACAGAACATCCAAGAGCATTTGAAGTTGTAGCCACACTCATTAAAAACACCACTGAAGCAAATGAAAAGCTTTTAACCATGCAAAAAATGATGAGAGAAATGAAAGGTATGAAATCTAATGATCAAAGTAAAGTTTCTGTAGACAAGGCTATATTCATCGGATCGACTGCTGAACTATCCAAATTGATAAAAGGTAAAAAATCTCTCGATGAATAAGGATTCCTACAGGGATAATCCCCTTTTAAAACGCGCAGGCGTACAACATAATTACACCGAAGAGGAGATTAAAGAATACATTACGTGTTCGAAAGATCCCGTTTACTTTGCGGAAAAATATATTAGAATCGTGAACGTCGATAAAGGTTTGATACCTTTTGAAATGTGGCCGTTTCAAAGAGATATGATTCGGTTATTTCACGAAAACAGATTCGTAATTACAAAATGCCCTCGACAGGTGGGTAAAACGACCACATCAGTTGGTTATCTACTGTGGCTTACACTTTTTACAGACTCGCAAAATATTGCCGTTCTTGCAAATAAAGGTTCTCTAGCTAGAGACATTCTATCCAAGTATCAACTTGCATATGAGAATTTACCAATGTGGTTGCAACAAGGTGTTGTGACCTGGAACAAAGGTAACGTCGAACTGGAAAACGGCTCAAAGATTATTGCTGCTTCAACCTCATCTTCTGCCATTCGAGGTGGAGCTTTCAACGTGGTTTTCTTGGACGAATTTGCATTCGTTCCAGCCAATATTGCAAACGAATTCTTCAACTCTGTTTACCCTGTTATTTCATCTGGTAAATCCACAAAAATCATTATAGTTTCTACACCAAACGGTATGAACCTGTTCTACAAGCTTTGGATGGATGCTATAGGCAAGAAAAACGGATACAAACCTTTCCAAATTCATTGGTCTATGGTGCCAGGAAGAGATGAAAAATGGAGAGAAGAAACAATCAAGAACACATCCGAAGAACAATTTAGACAAGAGTTTGAATGTGAATTCTTAGGTTCAACAAATACACTAATCTCTGGCTCGAAACTTGCACAACTTGTGTACAGTGAGCCAGTTATTCGGCATGAATTGCTACATATCTATGACCCTCCAGTCAAAGGTGATGATGAAAAAACAAAAGATCATATATATGCTATATGCGTAGATCCTTCAGAGGGTAACAATCTGGATGATTCTGCTTTCTCTGTTTTCGATATTTCATCAGTACCATATAAACAAGTAGCAAAGTATAACAGTTCTTCAATTTCACCACTCCTTTTTCCCACAGTAATCTACAATACAGCAAAACTATATAATGATGCATATGTTTTAGTGGAGATTAATAATACTCCTCAAATAGCAGACACCTTACATCGTGATTTTGAATATGAAAATGTCGTAAAGGTCGAAACAGGAAATAAAAAAGCACAATCGATTGGCACTGGTTTTGGTAGAGGTGTGCAGCTTGGTATAAAAATGTCTGCGCAGGTGAAAAGAATTGGTTGTTCAAATCTAAAAACTTTGATTGAATCGAACAAATTAATTATACAAGACTTTGATACTATATCACAGTTAACGACATTTGTGTCGGTTCATAACAGTTTTAGAGCAGAAGAAGGTTCAAATGATGATATCGTTATGACACTGGTTATGTTTGCATGGATGACCACTCAGCAATATTTCAAAGAAATTGTAAATCATGATCTGAGAAAGCAAATGCAATTGGAAATGATGAATCAAAAGGACGAAGAAATACCCTCCTTTGGTTTATATGATGACGGAAAACAAGAAAAATACATCGTTGAAGGTGGTGATGTATGGCTAGTAAAAGAAGAAGAATCACTATTTAGATTCTGACTCTAAAATCACCATTTCATAAATATACCATAGGTTAAATTGCCAAAGCAAGATCATATAACAAGGAGATAAAAATGGCATTTCAGATTTCTCCAGGCGTAAACGTTTCCGAGGTCGACCTAACTACAGTCGTACCTGCGGTTTCTACTACTGCTGGTGCATTCGTTGGACCATTTCAATGGGGTCCAGTCAATAAAAGAACACTTGTTACAAGCGAATCTGCGCTTGTAAATACTTTCGGTAAGCCTGACGGAAACACAGCAACTTCTTTCTTTTCCGCAGCTAACTTTTTGGCATATGGAAACAATCTTCAAGTTGTTCGTGTTGCAAATACAGGTTCAAATAACTCGATTATTG